CTCGGCCAGCGCCTGATCCCGCACGGGAACAGGCGCTGGCCGAGCGGGACCGGGCGCGAGTCGAAGCACAGAAGGCCAAGCGACAGATCGGTCAGGCGCTCAAGCCCGTCACGGGCGCCGCAGCCCCGGCGAACAGCAAGCCGAAGGCCAAGCCGATCACAACGGTTGACGAGGCGATGGAAAGTGCCATTGCCAGCGTCCTTTCCACGATCCGCTAGCGTCCCATAGGAGGGACTCTCATGCCTGCACCGACAGTCATTACCGATACGGAGCTGACTGGGCTCCTCAAGAACGTCTACAGCCAGTTCCGCGAGAAGGTCCAGAACCAGGTCACCCCGCTCCTCGCCCAGCTGGAGAAGGCCAAGGCGGGCGGCATCCGCAACATGCGCTGGGGCGGCAACAACGTGTTCTTCGACGTGGTCACCGGCCGCGCGTCGGGCGCCACGTTCTCCAGCGCCGGGTACTTCCCGGGTGACACCACCGCGCAGGAAGTCCAGGCGAACGTCGGCGTGGTCCGCGCCTACACCACGCGCCAGGTGGACGGCCTCGCCTTCGTCGGGACGCAGTCGAAGGAGGCCGCGTTCACCACGATCCTCCGCAAGACGATGGAGGAGATCAAGGACGCTTCCAAGCTGCTCATGCAGCAGGCGCTCCACAACAAGCCGGACGGCATCGTCGCGCTGGTGTCCAGTTACTCCGCTGGCCCGCCGGTCACCGTCGTGGTCAACAGCCCCTACGGGCTGGCCAACGCCGGGCAGGGCTCGCTGCTCATCTCGGTGGGCGATACCATCGCCATCCTGAACCCCACCGGCCCCGTGGTGCGCGGGCGGGCGCAGGTCACCGCGATCAGCGTCTCCGGCGACAACTCGACCCTGACCCTGTCGGCCGCGATCTCCGGCACCACGGGGTCGGACTGGGTGGTCAAGGCAACCGCCAGCGACACGTCGTACAACAGCGCCATGAACGGGCTGGTGAACATCACCAACCGTGGCGGGTCCTACGGGACGCTGCACGGCGTGGCGGCCTCGACGTACCCGATCTGGAACACGGTGCGCCTGACTGCCGGCACCGACACTCCGGACGCGAACCAGCCGACCGAGTCGGACATCTGGGATCTCATCCAGCGGATCAACGGGCTCTCCGGCAAGGACGCCATGACCCGCCCGCAGGAGTTCCTGCTCATGTCCACCCCGGGCGTGACCAAGAAGCTCATGGAGTCGATGGTGGCGCAGCGCCGGTTCACGGCGAGCGAGTTCTCGCGCACCATCAAGGGCGGCTACCGCGCCGTCGAGGTCTGCGGGATCAACATGGTGCAGGACTACTACGTCCCCGCCGGCACCATCTACCTCCTGCACATCCCCTCGCTCTCATGGGTGGATGCAAAGGACTGGGGCTTCGTCGAGTTCGAGGGCGCCGGGCCGTGGCGGTGGCTGCAGGGCCGCGATGCGTTCGAGACGACCTACGGGTGGTACGGGAACCTGGCCTGCCTTGCGCGCAACGCGCACGGGATCATCACCGGGTACACCGACACGCAGCGCTACTCGCACGTCATCTAAGCGTGAACGGTGGGGGGTGGCACGGCGCCGCCCCCCGCTGACGCGCTGGCCCTTTTTCTTCGGAGCAACCCATGAGCGTTGGAAACGCTTTCATGCCTCGGCCCGGCCGGTTCGGGACGCACCCGGTGCCGCTGACCAGCGGGCGCATCAACACCGGCACGTTGGCCGCTGGCACGCAGAATCACAACATCGGGGCGATGGCGGCGACGTGCGTTGTTTCGCGCGCCACTATCTGCGCCGAGACGTTCCCCACAGCGGCGACGAGTTGCACGCTGCAGCTGTTCAAGATGACGGGGGTGACGGCGCTGGCGCTGACGGCGGCGGTGGACATCAACGCCAAGACGGCTGACACGCCGATTCAGGTGGCGGTGACCGGCACGCTGACCGATGCCCAGCGCACGCTGCTCCCCGGGGACAGTCTTCGGGTGGCCATCGTGACGGTCGGCGCGGTGTCGGTGCAACCGGACGATCTGCTCATCGTGGTCGAACTGCTGGTGCAGGACTAAGTCGTGTCCGTGCTGGTGAACGCACTGGGGCGCCCTGAGCCGTCGCCGGAGGTCCAGCGGCGGCTTCGGGCGGTCCACCCGAACCTGTTCCTGCGCTTCATCGACCATCTCGGGACGCACTGGGCGATCTGCTGGCAGTGGCCGGAGAACGACCGGCGCTGGGAGACGGTGCAGAGTGGGGAGGTCGATCCCGCGCGCGCGCATGACATCGTCGGCTACCTGCCGATGGACTGCTCGCTGGACGACGCCCCGGCGCACCTGCACCGCGTGATGCGGACGTTTCCGAAGGAGGAAGTGGCGGCGCTGGCGGATCGCATTCTCCGCTTCAACGAGACGGAGGCGCTGAACGAGCAGGTCAACGCGGTACTGCAGGAGCTGACGGACAGCCCGGACCCCACGGGGCTGACGAAGGTGCGGCGGGGCCGCAGGGTCAAGGTTTCCCCCGCCATCTAGCGTTCCCCCTCTGAGGCGCCCATGCCCGCTGTGACCCGTGCCCAACTGATTAGCGACACGCGGGAATACATGGACGCCGTCCAGTCTACCCGCTGGTCCGACAGTTTCATCCAGACGGTGCTGAACGCCGTCTATGACGCCGAGTGGTCGAACATCCTGAACGCTGCGCCGTACTACCGGTTCGCGCAGCGGAACGTGACCACGGACGCCAACGGGCAGGTCGCGCTCACCGCGCTGGACAGCGGGGGCGGCGACAGCCAGCAGCTGCTCTACCGCGTGATGTCCGTCTCGGACGGGAACGTCTTGTACACCGAGACACGGTTCCAGGACGTGCCGCTGGCCACCACCACGAACTACCTGCCCGTCTACGACCGGCTGTATTACCTCACCGGGACGTACCTGCAGGCGCTGCCAGTGGCGTTTGGCGTGGGGCTGTACATCGGCATCAACTACAAGCCCACCGCGCTCTCCGACCTCGCCTCGGACGCCTCGGTGCTGGACTGGCCGCCGAACTCGCACTTGGTCCTCGTCTACCAAGGCGCGTACCAGCTGCTGCTCAAGGGCGGGGCGGAGGCACAGTCGGCCAGCTACCTCAAGAAGCTGGCGGAGGAGGAGCGGGCGACGATGCTGGACGACCTGCGCCGGCAGACGATCAACCCGACGCGGCTGGCGTACCCTGACCAGAAGTGGGACTGGAGCGGCGGCTGATGGCGAACGAGCCTGGCGGCACACGGTTGGCCGACATGCAGCCCCGCTTCGACGGCGGGGTCAATCCTATTTCGGACGACGCCGTGCTGGCCGAGAACCAGATGCGGCGGGCGATCAACGCGCGCCTGACCGACTACGGCGCGGCCACGAAGCGCGGGGGCACCCGGCGCACGTCCACCGCCGTGCTGTCGGCCCACGCCATCGCCAACGGCTACACCTGGCGCCGGGACAGCGGCAGCGTGGACATCTTGGTCGTGGGCAACGGCGTGCTGTACACGACGACCTACGGCGCGTTTCCGTGGACGTACACCGCCCGCACCGGCGCGCTGTCCACGACGGTGACGCCGACGTTTGCCAAGTTCATCGACGGCACGGGCGCGGATGTCATCTACATCGGGGATGGCGGGCTGCTCAACAAGTGGAACGGCACCACGCTGACGGTGGACATCGCGGGGACGATCGGCGCGACGATGTTGGCGGTCCACAACCAGCGCCTGTACTCCTGCGGCTGCAGCGCGGCCCCGGACTCGATCTTCTACTCGGCGCTGAACAACGGCGACACGCTGGGCAACGGCGCGCTGGACGGCGGGCAGATCGTCGTGCGGACGTTTGGCGACGAGAACGTGGTCGGGCTGGCGTCGATTAACACCTCGCTCCTCATCTTCCACCGGCGTGGCATCTCGCGCCTGACGGGGTTTGGGCAGGATGACATCACCGTGGCACCGCAGGCCGTCTCGGCGGACGTGGGGCTCATCGCGGCCAAGAGCATCGTGGCGAACGACAACGTGGCGTACTTCGTCTCGGAGCGCGGCCTCTATCGCTGCAACGAGGCGGAAGTCGCGGCGGTAGGCACGGCCCAGACGCCGGACCCGCTGCTCCCCATCATCCGCTCCCTCTCGGCCGCGCAGTTCGACTTGGTCCGCGCCGTGTTCAACCGGGGCACGAAGGAGCTGTGGATCACGATGCCCGGCTTCGGCTGCTACGTCTACCACACGGTGCTGCAGGCGTGGGCGGGTCCGTGGGACACGGGCTTCGTGGACCCGGACACCACGACGCTGTTCGAGACGCTGAACACGGCGGGGCTGCCGGTCATCTTGAAGGGTGACGCGAGCGGATGGGTGTCGCTGTGCGATGCGCCGGACGTGTTCCGCGACAACGTGGCGGCGGCCGGCACGGGGGGCGAGCGGTACGCCATGAGCGTGCAGGCCCACCGGTTCTATTTCGGGGACGAGGCGCTGGCCAAGTCGCTGCGGTGGGCGTACCTGACGGCGCAGCTCAAGGGGTCGGACCAGACCCGCGTGGAGTGGAACACGGGCGATAGCTTCGGTTCGTTCACGCTGCCGCCGTCCACGGACGAGTCGTGGGGCGGCGCGGGGACGGTCTGGGGGACGGGCACCTGGGGGGGGGGGGGGAGCCAGAGCTACCGCATCCCGCTGGGTGGCACGGGGTACTACGTCGATTTCAGCATCATCGACTCGGGCGATGCCCTGCCGGTGTTCAGCCGGTTGCAGTCCGAGGCGTTTTCCTTGGGACGGAGGTAGGACATGCCGACGACGATTGGCCAGCACACGGTGGCCACGTTCACCAGCCCGGTCAACGGCACCACGCCGATTGACGCCAACACGGTGCGCGGGAACGACAACACCATCCGCACCAGCTACAACAACCACGACAGCGACCCGGGCATCCACGTCCAGTCGTCCACGCTGGCCTCGCGCCCGGTGGCGGGGACGGCGGGGCGCAAGTGGATCACGGCGGACGCGGGCAGCTACAAGCTGTGGTACGACGATGGCACGCGGTGGCATGAGATCGGCAACGATGCCGTGGACATTGCCGTCGTGGCGGACGAGACGCTGGTGAAGGGCGACGTGCTGAGCATCACGGGGTTCAACAACGGCCTCAACCTCCCGCGCGTGGCGAAGTACACGGGCGCGTCTCCGGCGTTTGCCGTCGCGGCCGAGGCGATTGCCAACGGGGCGCAGGGGTACGTCATCAACACGGGGCTCATCAACGACCTCAACACGAACGCCTTCGGGGCCATCGGGACGATCCTGTACCCGGCGGCGACGGGGACGTTCACGGCGACCAAGCCGGTGTCGGGGACGTACCAGACGGCGGCTTATGTGCTGCGGCAGAACAGCAGCAACGGGGCGTTGTACGTCGAGTTCAGCGCGCCGCGCATCGTGGAGCGGTCGGACAACACGGCGTCCACGGTGGTGCTGCGGGATGCCAGCGGCAATTTCTCGGCCGGCACGATCACGGCCACGCTGTCGGGCAGCATCACGGGGAACGCCGCGACCGCCACGGCGCTCCAGACGGCGCGCAACATCAACGGGGTGTCGTTCAACGGGACCGCTGACATCACCGTGACGGCTGCCGCCGGGACGCTGACGGGCACGACCCTCGCCAGCAACGTGGTGTCGTCGTCGCTCACGTCGGTGGGGACGCTGACCAACCTGACGGTCACGAACACGATCACCGGCAGCGTCAGCGGCAGCAGCGGCAGCACGACGGGCAACGCCGCAACGGCGACCGCCTTGCAGACCGCGCGCACCATCAACGGCGTCAGCTTCAACGGCACGGCGGACATCACGGTCACGGCGGCAGCGGGCACGCTGTCGGGCAACACGCTGGCGTCTGGCGTGACGGCGAGCAGCCTCACCAGCGTCGGCACGCTGACCAGCCTGACGGTGAGCGGGAACGGCGTGTTCGGTCCGGAAAACGGGCGATCCGTTGATACGAGCTACATCCGTGTGTATGGCGGCACGATTGCTACGGCTGGCGCCAACCTATTGGTATTTGGCGACAGCCACCCGTCAGCGCCGGGTCGCCTCAGTCTCAGCGCGTCCGGCACTGGGCATGTAGAGATTAACACTGGCGGGTTTCAGCGCCTTCTGCTCGACGCCTCCGGCAACCTCGGCCTCGGGGTGACGCCGAGTGCGTGGGACGCATCGTTCCGTGCGTTGCAGGTTGGATCAGGAACGCCGTTCGCTATGGACAGCAGCGGGGCGATTGGCCTGAACTACTTCTACGACGGTGCGTACAAGTACGTCGGGAATTCGACCGCCACGTTGTATTCCCTAGCATCAGGGCAGCATCGCTGGTACGTCGCAGCATCCGGCACCGCTGGCAACGCGATCACGTTCACGCAGGCGCTCACTTTGAACGCGAACGGCGGGCTGCAAACGCTGAACACCATCGGGGTCGGCAACACCACGCCCGCGACCTCTGGTGCAGGCATCTCGTTCCCTGCCACGCAGTCTGCCTCGTCCGACGCCAATACGCTGGACGACTACGAGGAAGGGACGTGGGTGCCGACGCTGACGAACTTGACGCTGGGCAACGCGGTCACGGCATTTCGGTACGTCAAGGTCGGGCAGATGGTCACGCTGGACATCGTGATTGAGTGGGGAAGCACCACGTCCTCAAGCGGGCAGTGGCGCATTAGCCTGCCGTTCAACGCGCAGGCGACCGGCGGCGGGTCTGCCTATCTCTACGATGACACCGGCTCAGAGTATGTCGTGCCAGCCACCGTGTACACCGCGAGCTTCGGGCAGACGCTGGTGATCGGCAGCGGCTCGGGCGCGGGCTTCGTGACCAACACCGCGCCATTCACCTGGGCGCAGAACGACCGGTTTGGCTGTTCGATCACCTACCGCGCCACCGCCTAACCAAGGACACCCCATGAGCCTGATCACGATTAGCACCGCCAGCATCAACTACACGTCCGGCACCACCGACTGCCAGTGCAGCGTGGCGGTGGACGTGCCCACCATCGGCACGACCTACGTCGGGCGCAGCGTCTCGCTGGCGTCGGACGACCTTGGCCCCGACTGGACCGACGCCGACCTGTGCGCCGCCGTCGCCGCGAAGCTGGACGTGGACGTGGCGGATGTGAGCGTGGCGCCCGGACCCGTCGTGTGGGAGGAGGTCAAGGCGGCGAAGCTGGCGGCCAAGCGCGTGACGACCGCCGAGCCGACCGAGCCGACCGAGCCGACTGACATCATCCCGGAGACCGTGTAACCATGTCCATCGTGCATCTGAGCCCCGTCGAGCAGGCGTACGTCGCCGAGATCGCCGCGCAGGCCGCTGCGGCGCAGCAGCAGGCAAACGCCAAGCTGGCGGTCGTCCTCGACGCGCACGGCCTCGCGCAGAGCGGAGCGAAGTTCCACCACGATGGCACGGCGTGGACGCTGCGGCTGCCGACCCCGGCGGCCGACGACCCGCCGGTCAACGACCCGTAACCGGCCATGCCGAAGCGCAAGGTGGCGTTCTGGAAGAAGCCCGCGCCGAAGGGCGAGGAGCCGACCACGCTGACGCCGAAGCAGAAGGCGTCGGCCAAGGCGCGGGCGAAGGCGGCAGGGCGCCCCTGGCCGAACTTGGTCGATAACGCCGCAGTCGCCCGCAAGGCGAAGGAGCGATAGATGCCGATGACCAGCAAGGCGCAGAGCCGCCTGATGTATGCGGCGGCAGCAGGCAAGGTGAAGGACGGGCCGAGCAAGAAGGTGGCCAAGGAGTTCATCGAGGCCACGCCGAAGAAGGCGTACCAGGACATGCCGGAGAAAGCCTCTGGCAAGAAGAAGGCGGTCCTCAAGAGGAAGGGAGGGTACTGACATGGCACGCAGGCGCGGGGGGCTAAGTCTTGGGCTTCTGTTTCCACGCATTGTGGCAAGTCCGGCACCGTCGCGCTTTTGTGCCTCGCTGTGTTTTGCGAACAAAAGTGTTCCGCTCGTCAAACGGATGGCCTTGGGCGCAGTGGGTTTTTATACGGTTATGCATGCCGGCATTCCCGCGCCGAATGTTTTCCTGCTGCGTAACGGCTTCCAGGTGGCGCGGGTTGAAGCAAGCTCTATTTCTGCACAGGTGGTCTATGTGCAGGCCTTTGGGCACAGGCCCGTACATCAACTCGTATGACAACGTGTACGCGTAGAAGCGCTTAGGTTTCTTGTTGACGCTAACGCCAACTACGCCATACCCATAGCACTTAGCTCCAGGCCAATTCCAGCACTCATCTGGCTTGTCAACAAAAGTCAACAGCCGCTCGTAGAAGTTCATGCGTTTGATAGGCATGTACAACAATAACCCTTTTATTCACGCTTACAAGCCGGAGGTTTGCCATGGCTAGAAAAAGAGGCGGGTTGGCTGGTTTTTATGACAGGCGGAAGGGGCTGATTCGCACGGCTTCGACCATCGGCGCGTCCCTGCTGGGCGGGCCGGCAGCCGGGGCGGCGGTGGGCGCGGCGTTCCGGGGCTTTGACCGTCCCGGCCAGAGCGGCATCGGGTTCGACGTGGGGCAGGGTCTGCGCGGGGCGGCGGAAGGCTACACGACGGGCAAGCTGACGCAGGCTGGGCAGGCGGGCCTGAGTAAGCTGTTTGCGCCGAAGGCCGCGATGCCTGAACTCGGCAGCAGCCTTGGTGGCGCACTCCCCGCAGACCTGCCAATGTCTGGCGCGCCGTCGATTGGCATGACGCCGACCTCTGCTGGGCCGATGAACATTGGCGTGCCTCGCATGGGGGCGCCTGTAAACTTGCCATTGTCTGGTGCGCCATCGGTTGGCATGACGCCGTCTGCTGCTGGGCCGATGAACATTGGCGTACCTCGGATGAGGGCGCCTGTGGACTTGCCATTGTCAGGTGCGCCGTCTGTCGGGATGACCCCGTCCGCTGCTGGCCCGATGCAGATGAGCATCGGCGCCCCGCGCATGGCGGCGCAGGACATCGGGAGCCTGCTCAAGCCGGCACAGCGGGAAACAGGCAGAGGGTTCGGCAGGGCAGTTGCGGACTTCACGAAGGGGCTGGAGAGTCGTTCCAAGACCATCGAGGGGATCACGAAGGGCATCCAGATGGCGATGCCGTCCCCTGGGAGCGAGGCGGCGATGATGAACGCCGAGACGCAGCGGCAGCAGTTGGAGATGCAGCGGCAGCAGATGCAGGAGGAGCAGCGCCGCCGGGAAACCATCGCGGCGTTGCTGATGCCGATGTACCAGCAGATGATGCAGAGCCGTGGGGTGATGCCGCCGAATAGCATCACGCAACGCTACGGTTGATCGTCGTCGATAACCCAAGAGGAACGCATGGCCACCTACAATACGGCGTTCGGGGCGCTCCCCAGCACCAAGACCCTGACGGGGCGGACCAACACGGTCGGCGCCACGCCGGAGGACGAGCGTCGCCCGCGCAACTTCACGCAGCAGTTCGGCGCGCAGCGTCAGGGTGGCCAGCAACAGCCCGCCCAGACCTTCGCGCAACTCCAGCAGCAGGGCATGGCCCGCCCAGCGCCCCCGCAGGCGCCTCAAGCCCCGCAGTTCGGGCAGTTCGGCGGATCGCAGCAAGCGCAGCAGCTTCGGACGCAGCTCCAGCAGCAGCTGGGGCAGGCCGCGCAGGCACCCTCGCGCTTTGACACGCAGGCGTTCCAGCAGATCCGTGGCGCCCAGCAGGCCAACCTGCAGGCCGAGTACGGCGCGCAGCGGAAGGCGCTGGACGAGGAGATGGCACGCCGGGGGCTGTTCGCCTCGTCCGTGACGGCTGGGCGCATGGGGGACTTGGCCGGGCAGCAGGCGCGCGCGGCGGCCGACATCGACGCGCAGCTGCTGCAGCGGGCGGCGGAGACGCAGGCGCAGGACCGGGCGCAGCTGATGCAGCAGTTTCAGGGGCTGTCCGAGCTGGCGGGCGCGCAGGACCTGGCGGCGTTCGAGGCGAACCGCGTGGCGCAGGCGGCCCAGGCGGAGCAGGCGCTTCGCACCGCGCAGTTCCAGCAGGGCCAGTTCGAGGCTGGGGGCGCCCAGGCGCTGTCGGCCGCGCAGGCGCAGGAGGCCGCGATGCGCGCGCAGCAGGAGTTGGGGCTGCGGGCGGGGGAACTGACGGGTCAGGTCGGCGGGATGGGGACGCTGGCCGCGCAGCAGCAGGCGGAGCAGCGCCGGCAGTTCGACATCCGGCAGGCGCTGGAGCAGCAGCTGGGACTCGGCGGCCTGTCGCTCCAGCAGCGGCAGCAGCAGGCGCAGGAGCAGCAGTTCGGGGTCAGCACCGCCGAGCAGCAGCGCCAGTTCAATATCCAGCAGGCCCTGCAGCAGCAGCTGGGGCTTGGCGGGCTGGACGTGCAGCGCGGCGAGTTGGGGCTCAGGCAGCAGCAGCTGCAGCAGCAGATGGCGGACACGGCGGCCGAGCGGACGCTGCGGGAGCAGATGCAGACGCGCGAGTTGACGGCGCAGGAGGCGCAGCAGGTCCGCGACATCGAAAGCCGGAAGGCGCTCCAGACGCAGCAGATCACTGAGCAGGCTCGTCAGTTTGGGCTGCAGCTTGGCGAGCAGCAGGCGGCGCGCGTGTATCAAGGCGGCTTCACGGCGCAGGAACTGGGCATCAAGCGCCAGCAGGTAGACGCGCAGATTGCCGCCGAGAATCGCCAGATGACCGAGACGGAGCGCAACAACCTGGCCATCCGTGGGCTGGAGCGCGACCGATTCGAGTCGGACAAGGATTTCCGTGCAGACCAGCTGAACCTGAACCGCGACGAACTGGACCAGCGAGCAGCGCAGATTCAGGAGGACCAGCGCCTGCGTGGCGTGGAGATCGACGACCAGCGGGCGTACCGCGAGGCCGAGATCGAAGCGCGCACCACGCAGATCGCCAACGAGTTCACGCGGTCGGGCCAGCAGATCAACGTGGAGAACGCGCGGATTCAGGCCCAGCGGGACATCAGCGCGGCGGACAACACGGCGCAGATGAACCGCCTCAACGCCCAGTTGACGGCACAGGCAACGGAAGGAACCGCCGAGCGCGTGGCGCGACAGGCGCTGCAGACGCAGCAGATTGGCGAGTCGGCGCTGGAGCGGCAGCTGCGCGAGCGGCTGGGGCTCATGGAGGCGACGGGGAACGTCTACACGGCAGGAGTCGGTGGCGCGGCGCAGCTTGCCACTGGTCAAGCCGCAGGCCAGACGCTTGCGGCCCAGCAGCAGCGGCTGCAGGCGCGGCAGGTCGCGTTCCAGCAGGCAGCAGCCATGTCGGAACAGTCTGGCGTGCAGCACACGGTGGACGCCGACGGGAATGTCGTGCCGCTTCGGGATGCACAGAACAACCCCGTCAGAACCTCGGCGTTTACCCAAGCCGAAGAAGCCCGCAAGCAACAGTCGGAGCAGTTCAATGTCTCGCAGTTCGGAGAAGCGGGCACACCGAGAACCGGAACGCAGACGCTGGCCGCGCAAGAAGCAGGAATCCAGCGGTCGCAGCTGGCGTTCCAGAACGCGGCGCGGCTGTCTGAGCAGTCTGGTGTGCAGTACACGGTCAACGCAGAAGGGCAGCCGGAGATCGTGCGGGATGCCGCTGGCAACCCGGTGCGGACTTCGGCGTTCACGCAGGCGGAGGAGCAGCGCAAGCAGCAGGAGACGCTGACCAAGCTGGACCTAAACCTTCGCCGGCAGTTGGGGCTGACCGAGGCGACGGGGCGGATGTACAACATCGACCCGTTGACCGGGCAGGCGACGCTGGCGGTTGGCGCGCCAGAGACGCTTGGGATGCGTCAGCTGGGGCTGCAAGAGGCAGGGGTCACGGGCACGTTCGAGGGCAATCTGACGCAGCAGGCGCTGCAGAACGCCTACGACCGGGCCGCACAGCTGTCGCAGGTGACGGGGCAGCAGTACACTGTAAACCCCCAAACCGGGCAGATCACAGCGGGCACCGACACGCTGGCCGCGCGCTTGCAGCAGGCTGGCGTGACCGGCAAGTTTGGTGGCGCGTTGACGCAAAGCGCGCTACAGAACGCTTACGACCGGGCGGCCCAGCTTTCGCAGATCACGGGCACGCAGTACACCGTGGACCCTGCAACTGGCCAGATTACGGCTGGCAGCGCGCGCACGTTCGCCGCCGATCAGGTGCGGCTAGATCGCGAACTGCGTCGCCAGCTTGGCCTGAGCGAACTGAGCGGCGTGATGTACGACGAGTTCGGCCAGCCGAGTATCACCCAGACCTACGGCAACGGTCAAATGCAGCGCACGGAACGTCAGACGTTGGCGGCCCGGACAGCGGATCTGGACCGGCAGCTGCGGTCGGCGCTGGGCATGTCGGAGGCGACGGGCTTCGTGTACGATCCCATCACGGGTGCGCGCACGGGGGCGGAGACGGTGCAGGGGCAGCTGGCGCGGAACCAGATGCTCATGTCGTTGGCGCAGGCGCTTGGCGGCCTGAGCCCGGAGCGGATCACGGCGCTGTTCGGTCCGGGATCTGGCAACAACCAAGAGAACGCCAACGATCCGGGGACGTGGAGGCCGGGCTCTCGGGTCGGCGCTGAACGCCCGCACCCGAACGGGACGATGTATGTCTGGAACGGCAGCTCTTGGATGCCAAAGACGATCAGCAGCGGGAATGAGAACGACGCGAGTGCCGGGTTTGAAGGCGAGCGGCGCAAGATAAACGGCAAGTGGATGGTTTTCCGAGGCGGATGGTGGGTACCCGACGATCCCAACGACAGCGGCAGCAATCCGCGACTGTAGGTCAAATTCAGACTGTAGGGTACGGGCACGGTGCGCTATCTGCGCGCATAACACGGAGGAAGCATGGCACGCGGATTCGGCATGACGGCGCTCCGGGCGGCGCTGGGCGGGGTGGGCGGGTACTACGAGGGCGTCAGCGCCGAGCGGGAGGCGAAGCGCCTGGAGGAGCAGCAGCGGCAGGCGCTGGAGCGGCAGCGAGAACTCGACCGCATCGGCATGCTCGACAAGGGCTACATGACGCCGGAGGAGGCGGGGGCGGAGCGGCAGGCGGGGGGCGCGGCGTTGAGCCGGGCCTTGGCGTCGGCGTCGGGAATGCTGGCCGGTCGCGGTGCCCCGGCGTTCGGCCAGGGGATCGGCGCGGGCGACGGCACGGCCATCGTGCGCGGCATGGGGCAGGTCGGCCCCCAGCAGCGCGCCACGCTGGGCGGGCAGACGTTCGTGCGGGAGTCGCCCGTGGCAGCAGCGATGCGGACGCAGGAACTGGCGGCTGGCCGTGAGCGGATGGGCGAAGAGCGCAAGCAGGCGCAGGCGCGGACGGAGAAGCAGCAGCAGTTTGAGGCAGACAAGCGGGCGCTGGTCGCGGCAGGCGAAACGCCGGAGCGGGCTGAGGCGGCGTTGCGGATGGACGCGAAGTATGGCGATCTGTTTATGTCTCCTGCTCAGAAAGCAGATGCTGCGTTGCGGGCGCGTCAAGTCGCGCTGGCCGAGCGACAGGCTACCACTACCGGAGACTCTGCGAAAAAGGCAGCGGCGCTCGCCGCGTTCCAAAGTACGTTGCCGTCGTTGAACACCGCCAACGAACGGTTGCAGCAGATGACCCCGAATTACATCAAGAGCCTGAGCGGGCTTAAGGTCATGGCTGCCGCCAAGGCACCACTGCTGGCCAACAAGGATGACATCTTCTCTTTTATCGGAGCGTCCCTCACCAACATGGCATCGGACCCCAAGGCGCGCGAGTATGCGTCGTTCGTGCGGTCAGTCACTGATGCGGTGGCGCGCGCCTCGGAAGTGGGTGTCTTGACGAACCAAGACATCGCACGCTACCAAGGGCAGATTCTGTTCATGGCCGGCGACTCGCCAGAAGACCGGATGCGGAAGTTCACCACGCTCAAGCAGTGGTCGTCTTGGTTGGCGAACAAAGGCAATGAGATCGCATCGGGCAAGACCGATGGTGTCTCGGCGCCGCCACCAGATGACATCACCACGGATTACCCGCAGGCCATGAAGTTCATTACCGCCGCGCGAGAGGCCGGACTGAGCGAGCAGGAAATCCGCAAGGAACTGGAGAAACAACAGGGGAGGCGCCGATAATGCGACAGCCACGACGGAAGTCTGCTGCAGAGATTTACCAGGAGACGATGGGCACGCAGGAGCCTCCCATGCCATCTCCGGCACAGCCATCTCGGCAGTCGTCGCAGCCTTCACGCCAATCTGCGGCGGACTTGTACGCGCAAACGATGAGCGCCGAAGAGGATCGCGATCTGTCGCTTGGCGAGCAGGTCGTGGGCGCGGTGCGGCAGGCGGCCAACGCGGCGACCTTCGGCCAGTACCCGCGCATGGTTGGCGCCGTGAACCGGATGCTGGGGCGCGACGACGAGGACGCGGCCCAGCTGGGACAGTACATGGCGGAGTACAAGCAGCGGGCGCCAGGGCAGGCGATGGCAGCCGGAATGGCTGGCGAGGCGGCGCAGTACCTTGCGGGCGGCGGTGTGCTGCAAGGCGCTGGGCGCGTGGCCCGTGGCGTTGGGCGCATGGTCAGCCCACAGGCCACGTCCCAGATCGGGTCGGCGCTGAGTGCGGCAGCAGAGATGGCGAAGCGCGGGTATGGCATGGCACGGACGGCGCCGGTCGTCGGGGCGGTGGGCCGCCGGGTGCTGCCGGCATCCGCTGCCAACGCCGCGCAGATCGCCACGCTGGAAGGCGCGCGCGGCGTGCTGGAGCCGGCGGAGGACGGGCAGGAGCGCACGTTTGGCGAGGCGCTGGCCGAAGGCGGCAAGCGGGCCGCTGCCGGTCTGGTGGGTGGGCGCGTCGGTGAGGTCGTCGGGACGCGGCTGGGCGCAGCGGTTGGGCCGACGCTGGGCAAGGTGGCGACGGGCGCAAAGTCCGCGACGGAGAAGGCGGGCGAGGCCATCAGCGCATGGAAGGGCGGCGCGCCGGTTCCGTTGACCACCGGCATGGCCAAGCTGTACCAGAACTCCAAGCTGCTCAGAGACGCGGTGGACGAGGAGGCGGCCAACCTAGGGCTGATGTCGAACCACCCGATGGTGCTGGCCCGTGCGTATGGCGCCGTGAGCCGTATGGTGCGGGGGACGCCGGACGCAGCCGATGTGCAGAAGATGGTGCTGCAGCCGTTCCTCAAGGAGATCGACACCGCCGCACAGGGGCCGCTGTCCCCGCTGATCCGCCGGTACGCATCGGGGAAGGGGTCGGAGGAGGCTGTGCAAGCAGCGCAGCGCACTGTGAGCTACCTGCGGACTGGGCGTGGGGATGCGGCCCGCTCCAGCCCAGAGGCGATGGCGCAGTGGGCTAGCCGGTCGTATCGGTCGAACGAGGAGCGGCAAGCAGCGGCGCAGGCGCTGATCGCGGCGCTGAGCCAGGGCGGGACGGCAGCGGGTCCGCTGTGGCAGCGGGCTGCGCGACCGTTCAAGGGTGCGGGTGAGGTAACCAACCTGGTGGAGCAGCTTGGGGGGACGCCGTCGTTCGCCCAGCGCATGGCACAACGTGCCGGCCGTGGGGTCGGTGCGGTCACGGGCTCACGCTTCATGGACGAGGAGTAGCATGACCACGGAAGTGATCGCATCGCTCAAGGTCGGCGCGCTGACGGCGCTGGGCTCGCTGGCGGTTGAGGTGGCTAGCCCCGCGCAGGTGGGCTGGGTGTGGCCGGTGGTGTCCGGGCTGGTGGGCGCCGGAGCCGCGTATGGCATCCTGCGGGCCACGGTGGACGCGCTGAACAAGCAGGTGCAGGACATCACGCGGGACGTGCGGGAGATCCGCGAGACGACGCACACCACCGCCGAGCGGGTGGCGCGGATCGAAGGGACGATGGAGCGGCGTGGGCAGGCGCGGGAGCGGGCCAATGGCTAAGGGGACGTGGCTCTACACGCGCGACGGCGACCTGGACCCGCTGTGGCTGTTCCTCGGCGCGCACCTGCTGCTGGGGGTGGTGCTGGTGGCGGTGGCGGCGTTCCACGGCGGGCAGGCGTTCTTGGCGGCGCTGGCGTACAACGCGGTGAGCGTGCTGGCGCTGGCCATCATCAAGGTGCCCATCGACCGTGCGCGGCTCTTGGCCCCGGCGCTCCCCAAGGCGATGGGCGCGCTGGGGGCGGCAGTGCAGCCGCCGTTCCCGGGGATGGATGTGAACGAGCGGGATAACGAGGAGGCGTGACCATGCGGATTCCCCCGAAGCGCCCACAGCCCCAGCCCTTGCGCCGGATGTTCGCGCCCGCCGACGTGACCGAGACGGCGCGGCAGGGGCAGGGGATTGGGGATGTCGAGGCGATGCGGCAGATGGCGGTGACGGCGGTGCCAGAGATCCTGCGGAACCTGCCGGGGACCAGCACGCCCATGAGCGCCTTGGACGCGGCGCTGGCAGTCGGCCGCAGGGACTACCCTGGCGCGGCGATGGCGGCGCTGGGGGCCGTGCCGTTTGCGGGGGCAATTCGCGCAGTGCCAGCAGGGAAGGCAACGCAGCTTGCGTCTGTCATCAAGGATTGGAAGTGGCGTCCTGCAAAAGAAGTTCGAGAAGAACTTAACATCACGGAATTGCCAGAACACGTTCAACAATTTGGACAGTTCATGCAGGGGCAGGCCAACAAAGCTGTTCGCTCTGGTCTTACTCCGCGCGATGTAGCAAAAGCCAATATTATTACGCAAGCGTCCATACAGCGCAGCGCAATCGACCCGAACAAACTGCGCGGCGTTGGGTTTGATTTGCCAGAATCTATACAGGGTAGTATTCGGCCAGAGGGTGCGATGGCAGAAATGCTTATGACGCCAACCGGCAAGGCCTATCTTGACCAAATAGAGCAGGGTATTGTTGATCCTTCTGTTGTTAAAAGCATTGTTGCGAAAATGAAGCCGTTCGGGAAAGACAACGATTTGCGCGATAAACTAATTCGCAACATAGAAGTGTCTCGTCTGAACGAGCCGTTTACCGAGATCGTTGGAAACGCTGCACAGGGGCGTCAAGACGTTGCACGGAGACAGCTGCAAAACTTAACAGAACAAATGCACGGCACGGGGCCTTCCAAGCGTGGATTTGTTGGATCACTGCTCGGTTATGGGGCTGATCCAACGCTTGACGCAAGGCAAATCATTCTTAACACTGGCCAGCCAACGTCCGCAGCACAAGTGTTTTTACGGCGCTCTGGCGGTCGTGGCGCTGTTGCCGCCGTTGATCGCCTTGCGCGTCGGCAAGAAGCGATGGGAGTAAACGTCCCCGATCAGTTAGTTCCTTTTAAGCAGCACTTGATTCACCATACTGTTTGGGACAAGGCTGCTAACGAAGCAACGACACATTCTGATCTTATTAAAGCTATGCTAACAGCTGGACTTGTTGGTGGCGTTGGTCTTTCGTCGTATGACAGGCAGCGACAAGCTAATCGAAGCAGGGGAGAAGATGAGCTATGACCCATCAGCGCCCAAGCCCCAACCACAGCAGCCGCCGGGGCGCGAAGATCCGCTGGATTGTCCTGCACGCGGACGCCAGCCCCTCGGAGCGGGCGACGCTGGACTGGATCTGTTCGCCTCGGTCGGCAGTGAGCTACCACCTGCTCGTCCACCGGGACGGCACCGTGACGCGCTGCGTGCCGGATGACCGGGCGGCGTGGGCGTGCGGCAAGAGCGCGTGGGATGGCGTGCAGGAGCTCAACCGGCACTCGCTCTCCATCGCCTTCGCCAATCGGCATGACGGCAAGGAGCGGCTATCGGACGCGCAGATCGACGCCATGATGCGGCTGGTGCAGGCGTGCAAGGCGCGCCACCCGACCGTGGAAGGCGTGCTGACCCATGCCATGATTGCGCCGGGGCGAAAGTCGGACCCGGACTACATCCCCAACTTCTACCGGCACGACTACGGGTGAGGGCACGATGAGCCAAGCGCGACTGGTGGTGATTGGGCTGGGTCTGGTGGCGGCGGTGGTGGCGGGCGCGTGGGAGATGGGGCGCAAGCAGGGGGAGATCGCGGGGCTCAAGGAGCGGGTGGTGGTCATCCGCGACTCCATCCGCCTGCTGGACACGGTGTACCGGCGGGACACGGTGCGGCTCTGGCGGCTCAAGACGGAGTGGGACACCTTGTACGACACCGCCCGTCTGACTGAGCGGATCACCGACACGGTGTGGGTCAAGAGGGCACTGGGGTCAGCCGACAGCACCATCCGCGCCTGCATCGCCACGGTGTTGACGTGCGAGCAGCGGGTGGCGCTGGAAGCGAAGCGGGCCGACCTGGCGGAGCAGCAGATCACCGTCTGGACGCACCGGGACCGCGACAAAGAACGGGTGAAGATGGCGCTGTCGGCCGCTGCCGGCCTGACCGCTGGCTTGCTCATCCGGCGCTAACACGCTGTAGCGCAAGGACTTAGGCGAGGAGCGCCGGAGCGGGGAGGAATGTGGCGCGGTACTCTTGACAGGTCGGTCAACGGGTCGTAGGATCAGGCATCAGTCAACAACACGGTTGGCTGGTGCCTTTTCCATTCCGAGGGGGTTGTATGGCGATCTGGAAGCTCGCGGAGCATGGCCCGGTGGCGATCACGGTGACGGAGATCTCCGAGCAGGAGGGGAAGTTCGGGCCGCAGTTCGCGGTGGATGGCGTGACGGAGGACGGGGAGGAGGCGCGGCTGTTCGTCTCCACCAAGGCGCTGACCTCGCAGCTGGGGCGCCTCAAGCTGGACGTGGACACGGCGCTGGGCCAGCAGCTGTACTTCGAGCAGGTGTCGAAGGACGGCACGAAGTACACCAACATCTCGCGCGGCACGGGCGGTCCGGCCAAGGCGGCAGGGGCGCCGAGCGGTGCGAAGCCGGCAGCGGCTCCGGCGGCTCCGGCCCGTGTGGCGCGGATGACTCCGGCCGAGGCGGCCAAGGTGTACGCCGAGTGCGTGGACCTGGCGATGGCCACGCTGGGCGCCCGACTGGAGCAGGCCGAGGTGCCGTTCGACGGCGCGGTGATCCAGGCGGCGGCGGCCACCCTGTTCATCGCCTGCAAGTAAGCGGCCGATGCGCGCCGAGACGATGGACCCGAGGCTGGACCCGATGCCCGTCCCCGCCAACGATGTGCAGGAGGCGCAGCGGCGCAAGAGCAAGCAGGAGAACAAGCTGGAGTTCTTCTGGCACGACGGCGCGGACTGGCAGTGCGACTTCAACTACAGCCGGATCGCCAGTCTGGTCGCCAACCTGGGGGTGCGGGCGGTGAACGAGAACCTGACCCGCACGCACATCGCCGGGTCACTGGACGACCTGCGGTATCGGATCTGCTGGCTGCGGCGCCACGCCGAGAAGGAGAACCCGGTGCCGTGGGCGCGGGAGACGACGGAGGACATGGCCCGGGACATGATGGAGATCATGGACGACCTGCTGGTGGCGCTGTCCGGCGCCGAGCGGCTCTACACCGATGGCCACGGAGACGACCGATGATCGCGTTTGACGAGGGGCAGGAGGACGTGCCCGAGGGCGAGCAGGAGGAGGTGCAGGAGGAGGCGCCGCAGGACATCACCGTGGCGTTCACCCCCGCGCAGCTGGCGGTGGGGACCAACCTCATGGCGCTGGGGCTGGCCGTGATGACGAACAACGAGCGGGAGGGGAAGCGCATCATGGAGCAGCTGGGCGACCCCAAGATCGGGATGATCGCGCTGGACGCCACGCGGCGCATGGCCGCCGCCCTCACCGGAGCGCCCGATGACCTCGACTAACAGCTCGACGAAGGCCTACACGCTGGTCATGGACGAGGTACATCTCTCGGCGCTGTCCGTGATGATCGGCGTGATCGGGGCGCTGCTGATGGATGATCTGGAGCGGGGCGCCGAAGGGATGGGGCTGCTGGCCGAGATCGACCATGACAACCCCGGCACGATCATGGCGCTGATGGGCAAGATGGAAAAGCTGATTAAGGAGAGCGAGGACCGGCTGGACCGCCACGGGGAGGACGTGACGCACCGCGCCGTGATGGTCCTGCGCCCGTCTGGCGAGGTGTGCTGATGCCGGTCTACACGAACAAGCACAACCTGCCGGCCGTCATCGTGGACGCCGTGGTGAACGACCCCTACGTCGGGGGCGGGGACGTGTCGGCCACGAAGCTCATCGACGCCCCGCAGGTCAAGGTGCTGGGGGCCAAGTACCGCGACCAGGTGACGGTGGACGTGAGCGAGCGGGTGTGGAGCCTGCTGGGCCAATGCGTCCACACGATCCTGGAGCGGGCGGGGCTGCGGCAGGAGGGGATGATCGCGGAACACCGGATGTTCGCGGAGGTCGACGGCCCCTACGGCCCGTGGCAGCTGTCGGGGCAGGCCGACGTGATTGACCTGGAGCGCGGCGTGATCCGCGACTACAAGGTGACCACGGTGTTCAAGGCCAAGGGGTCGGCGGCGTGGGAGCAGCAGCTGAACGTGCTGGCGTGGCTGGCGCGGGCGAACGGCTACCAGATCCACGGGCTGGAGATCGTCGGCATCTTCCGCGACTGGCGGAAGGTGGAGGCGGAGCGGAACCCCAACTACCCGCAGGCCGCGATCCAGGTGATCCCCATTCCGCTGTGGGACCCGGTCACCATCGCGGCGTACATCAACGTGCGGGTGGCGCTGCACCAGTCGATGCAGGCTGGCGCGCAGGTGGACTGCACCGACGAGGAGCGGTGGAAGGACCCGGACCAGTGGGCCATCGTCAAGCCGGGTCTCAAGCGCGCGCTCAAGGTGCTGGACCACGACCCGGCGCCGAGCGAGATCCCTGAGGGCTGCAGCGTCGAGGTCCGGCGCGGCGAGTACAAGCGGTGCCAGCACTACTGCGAGGTGGCGCCCTGGTGCCCGCAGTGGGCGGCCGAGAACATGGTCCCGGACGAGGAGGAGACATGAGGAAGCTACGGTCGTACAAGGGGGTGTGGTATGTGCCTGCGCTTGGGTGGTGGCAGTACGCTGGCGCGGAGTATCAGTCTGCCGCAAGCGTGATCGCCAGCGCGCCGTCTCTCACCGACGACGACCACCCCGAACTGATGCGGCTGAAGGCGGAGCCTTACGAAAAGGCGCCGAGGCTGGAGGACGTAGTGTATGGGTGGCTCAAGGAGGAGATCGAGTGTCGCACCGGCACATTCCCCCCGATCAATCATTGGCGGTTGATAGATCGCCTCCGTGCCGCCTTCCCCCACATCGACCAGGAGGAGCGATGAGCTACCCGTTGCCGGCCGAGGTGCTGGGGTTCGACCCGTACCAGCACTACGGCAAGACGCCCTGCCACGCCAAGCGCGACTACTGCGCGCGGCGGTATCGGGAGGGTGCCACGGTGATGCAGATCGCGCTGGAGGTCGGCATCACCAAGCAGGCCGTCAGCGGGCTCCTCAAGCGCGCTGGCGTCACCACCCGCCCCACCGGGGGCAACACCGGCAGCCACAGCCGGCACCGCAAGTAGACCCACACCCGAGGAGCATATGCCGAGAGTCAAGGTGAAGGACGTGAGCCCACTGTCGCCCGCGTCCCTGCTGGAACTGGTGGATGAGATCTGGACGATCTATCCCAAGCGCGACCTGCCACATGTGTTCATCCCGGCGCGGCTGGCGATTGCTGAGCAGCTGGCGGCGGGCGCCACACCAGACGATCTGGTGCGGGCGGCACGCCGCTACCGGGACCATGTGGCGCGGGAGGCCACGGCGCCCAAGTACGTCAAGGGGCTGGCGAAGTTCTACAGCGAGGAGATGTGGCGGGCGTTCGTCGAGGTGACGGTCTACGGCCGCACCCGGCAGGAGTGGGCGCGGGCCGGGCAGGACGTGCTGGAGTGGGACCGGCTGGCGGCGCAGGAGAAGTCGGAGGAGGGCGCATGAGCGACGACGAGATTCTGGCGCACACCTACATCGTCTACATCACCGACACCACGACGGGCGAGACGCGCGTGGTGCGGATGGATCACCCGTTTGCAGATGGCAGCGATTATTCGTGGCGCGAGGGGAACGCCAGCTGCGACTGCAACCGGGGGCTGTGGTTTCAGGGGGACGTGGACGACGACCACTTCGTCGAACCGTCCTGCGGCGATGGCCGCTACCGCGTGCGGTGCGTGGACGACGCGGGCAACGTGTTGTACCAGGACGAGGAGGAGGACGCATGAGCAACGATCCGGTGTCGCAGATGCGCGAGTACATAGAGGAACTGCGGGAGATCAACCGCACCATGAACCACGGGACGGGGGTGCTGCACGATTACATCAACACGCTCAAGGCCGAACGGGACGCAGCGCGCCAGGACACCGAGCGACTGGACGCCATAGAGCGGCACAAGATCGACGTTTTTGAGGGCTACCTCGGCGACTGGGCCGTGTTTATGAGCGGCCACGATTGGATCAACGCCCCGACCCTGCGCGAGGCCATCGACACGGCCATGGCGATACTGGAAGCCGAGGAAGGCGCATGACCGACCCCACCAAGCCGGGCGACCCGGCAGACCGTGCCACCGACGCCAAGGCGGACGGCGCCTTCCAGGGCTCGCACCGCGCCGGGTACGGCGACCGGCTCGCCCGCGTGGAGGATTGGCTTCGGAAGCACCCCGACGCCACGCTGCAAAGCGGGGAGGGCGCGGTGCTGATACAGGAGATCGACCAGCTACGGCGCCAGATCCTAATCTTCGTGGACATGGCTGCCACCTGGGTGAAGGTGGGCCATGAGAACGAACGGCTACAGGATGCCATCGACCGGGTGCGGGCGCTGCACGCTGCCGACGGGCGCAACGAGTGCCCGCAATGCCTTGAGTGGCATTGGGTTGACTGGGAGAACGCTCAAAGCCCATGCCCCACACTGCGCGCCCTTGACGGGGAGGACGCATGACACGCGATGACATTAAAGAGGAATTTGGTGTCACCTGTCCGCATTGGGAACCGTGTGACTGTCTGGTGGATGGTGCGGATTTCATGGCCGACGAGATTCTGAAGCTCCGCGCCGCCATCGACCGGGTACGGGCGCTGCACGATTACCCGTTTCGAGGTGATCGCGTGTGTATTGTATGCCGCGAGGAAGATGGCATTCCCATGCCACACCCCTGCCCCACCCTTCGCGCTTTGGACGGTGACGCATGAAGCGTATCGACTATTTCTGGCCGCGCACACTGGTGCAACTCACCGCAGTCGTGTTTTGGTTACAACTGACTATGGAAATGAGCGGGGTGATCACACGAAAGCCCGGATACGGCTGGGTGTTGTATGCGTGCGCGGGAGCGTTTGTGGCATCCGTGCTGTACTTTCTTGCAGCGATGGTACTCAATGCGTGGCGCGCCTTGGACGGTGACGCATGACGATCCGCTACACCATCCGCGCCCGGTTCGACGGCGAGCCGGTCACCGTTACGCTGCGCCCCGAGCATTGGCTGCCCCGGCTGCTTTGTACGGACGGGACCGCCATCGGCACCACGGTCTACCTGCGGAAGCCCATGACCGAGACGAGCGAGACGCTGATCGGGCACGAGCTGGTGCATGTCTTGGACTTCGTGCGCCGTCGCCGCCGGGTGTGGCGGCAATCCTACGGGCTGGCCGTGGCCCTCGACCTTGCCGCCTACCTGTGGTCGTGGGTGGCGTGCGGGTTTGACTACTACGGGATGCCGGAGGAGATCAAGGCGTATGGCGAGCAGGCGCTGGTCGCCCACGCCACGCACCCGAACATCCGGTGGGGGTGGGCATGAAATACTTATGTCGATGCGGCGAAAAGACTTTCGAGGCGACTACGGTGCAGGAAGTGTATGGGCCACTGCTTTGGAGAGAAATGGAGGACGGATCTGCGTGGATGCCCGACACATTTCACCGAGAGCGCAACGCAGAACTTTGCATGGTAAACTTTTTTCGTTTACCGTGGACGGCGCAAGGAATAAGGCAAACGCTTTCGGCGAGGCAGCATGATCCGCTCCGGTGACCGCATCCCCACCGGCACGGGCGCTACCCGCCGCCGCCTGACCCGCGAGGAGGCTGAGGCAGGCGGGCTGCCGGAGCCGATGACGGCGGAGGAGTGGGCAGCGATGTACCACGCCTCGCGTTTCCTGCACAACCGCTATGTCACGCAAGCGCACTTTGGCTTTATCGGACCCCACCCTAGCGAACGGAGCGCGTGATGGCAGCCCCCCGCACCTTCGAGGTGGTGGCCCGGGTGGTCGAGCCGGTGACGGTGCCGGACGGGCTCCGGGCCATCGCCACGCACCTGTTCAAGCACGCCGTCCTCAAGCAGGCGCTCACAAAGCCCGGACTGTTCCAGGCGCGCATCGACCCGCTAGTCCTCTCCGTCCGGCGTGCCGAGACGGATACGTTTCGCCTCCGGGTCACGGTGCGCCCGGTGGACCCGCCGCTAGAAGATCCCGCTCCGACCCCCTAACCCCTACCCCCGAGGAGAATCATGCCGAGCCATAGCACCGGTCACAACCTGTCCCTCCCCCGCCACCGCTACATCGGTGTCCACGCCAGCTTCGTCTTGAAGGACCCCACTCACCACCACCTGCTGCCGGCGGTGTGGTGGGGCGTCAGCGTCACGCCGGGGCGGATGCTGGGGTGCCACGTCCTGCTGGAGTCTGGCGCGATGGTGGTGGACCTGCCGCTCCACGCGCTCAACGCCGACCCGTCGCAGCTGGTGGCGCCGCGTCCGCTGCTCCCCTCGCAGACGGCGGTGTGGGACATGTACGGATGGGAGGCGGAACTGTTCGCGCCGACGATGCTGGAGGACGCGCACGTCACGCTGCATAACTTCGACGCGCTGAGTGGCGCCGAGGGGAAGCTGTGGTTTGCCGTGGACCATGTGCGGGATGGGTACAGCATGGCGCCGGGGCAGCACAAGCACCTGTGGGTGGTGGCGCTGATGGGGACGGGCTACCTGGTGCAGGTGCCGCAGGATCACCTGCTGGTGGACGACCCGTCCTTCACCGTGCAAGGCCCCGTGCCGCGCATCCAGCGGCAGGAGCGGATCTACCGCGCCGAGGGCTAGCGCGTGAACCAGCTGGACGCACGGGGGGTGCTGGTGCAGGCGGTGCGGCAGGCCGGGTGGCGGGCGCAAAAGACCGGCAAGACGCTGGCCTTCCGCTGCCCCCGGCACGACGACAGCCATGCGTCGGCGTGGCTGGGCGACCACCAATGGGGCTGCGCGGCGTGCGGCTTCACGGAACACTTCGACACGCTGGCCGAGATCCTGCGGGTGGAGCTCCCCCGAGAGGACGGGCGCCGGGGGCTGTCCGTGGTGGAGTACGCCGAGCGGAAGGGGCTGGCGCTGGCCACGCTGGAGAAGGCCGGCGTGTACGACACGGAGGGAACGTACGGCGACCGCATGGTGGCGATCCCCTACCGGAACGCCGAGGGGGCGCTGATCCGCACCAAGTTCCGCACCCGCAAGGGGACGTTCTGGGGGCGGGACGGGGAGGGGACGCCGCTCTACGGGCAGGACGTGCTGGGCATGGCGCCCAAGGACGCGCCGGTGCTGCTGGTCGAGGGCGAGTCGGACTGCCATGCGGCGTGGCAGCGGGGCGTGGTAGCCGTGGGGCTGCCTGGCGCCTCGCAGTGGCGGAGCGAGTACAAGGCGCTCTTGACCGGGCGGAAGGTGGTGGTGTGGCAAGAACCGGACCAAGGGGGCTCGACGCTGGTGGCGTCCGTCGCGGCGGATCTCCCCAAGGCGTTCGTGCTGCGGGACGTGAAGGTGGGGGCTGGGGAGGAGGCGGTGCCGGTCAAGGATTTCTGTGACCTGCACCAAGCCGTGCAGCAGCGGGGCGAGGACTGGCGCACCACCTGGGCCGCCATCCTCCGCACCGCCACGCCCATCGGCGCCGAGCCCCCGGCGGTGGCCTTCGACGCGGTGGTGGGCGACACGCTAGACCAGCTGCTAGGCGAGAAGCTGGCCCCGGTGGACGCCGTGCCCACCCCGCTGGCGCAGCTCAACGCGCTGTGCCGGGGCGACGGGGGCGGCATCGGGCTGGCCCGCACCTGGGTGGTGACGGTCGGTGCGAAGTCCGGCACAGGGAAAACGCTGGTTGGTCTCAACTTCGCGGGCGAGGCCATCCGTTACGGCGAGACGGTGACTTTCCTGTCGCTGGAAATGAGTCGTAGTGAACTGGCGACCCGCTTCCTGGCTATCGCCAGCGGCGAGACGGTGGGGATGCTGGAGAAGGGACCGCAGTTCGACCTGACCACCTACCACCGCGCCACGGCCGCCGTGAACCGCCAGCACGCCGAGAGCGGGGGGCGCCTGCTGGTGAACCGGACCCCCATTTCCCGCTTGACAGATGTGGTACAGGCCATAACGTACCATGTGGAGTATCACAACAGTCGCTACTTCATCGTGGACTACCTGCAGCTGGTGACGGTGGACAAGGTGAGGGAGATCACCGAGCGTGTGGAGATCGTGTCGCATGAGCTGCGGGAGGTCGCCAGAAAGCACCAAGCCATCTTGGTCAACCTGTCGCAATTCAACCGGGATACCACCCGTGCGGTGGATGTGCGACCCAGCAAGGAAGGCTTGATGGGTGGGTCGTCGCTGGAAAACGATTCGCACATGGTGCTGTGCATGGACCACAGCCGATTCGTCCGGGCCGGCAACATTGCCGACACTTGGCTGATCGTGGACAAGAACCGCAACGGGGGGGTGATGGACATTCCGGTGAGGTGGGACTACCGCACGCTGCAACTGCACCCCCGCGTCCTGACGATGGGGGAGAGCGACGGGACGGCCACGAAGGAGCCACGCGGGAGGCGGCGTGGCTGACCACCCCACCCTGACCTTCGACGTGGGCTGGGACGCGCTGTGCAGCGACAACGACAAGTACGTCTCGCACAGCGGCTACATCCTGACCCCCAAGTACCGGGGCGCCAAGACCCGCCTTGCCAACCACGCCTGGGTGGCGGCCAAGCAGGCCAAGTGGGCGCGCGCCACGGGGCCGGTGCTGCTGATGGTCGCCGTCCGGGAGCCCGACCGCCGCCGCCGGGACCTCAACTGGTCCAAGCAGGTCAAGGACGCGATCAACGGCTCTGACGCCGTCTGGTGGGACGATTCGCAGGTGCGGCAAGAGTTCTGGTACATGGCTGGTGTTGACAAGGAGAACCCCGGCGCTACCGTTACTGTTGTCCTGCTGCCAGACGTTACACCCTAACCCCGAGGATTCGCCATGAGTGCCATTGTCGTGTTCGGCCTGTTCGGCATGGTGGTTGCCATCGTCGCCTGGTTTGCCCGCCGCGTTCGGGAGGCTCGGGCGGCGCAGATCGAGTACGACCGCCGCCGTGCCGAGGTGGTGATGCGGGCAGCGGCCGCGAAGGTGGGGGTACGCTGATGGGCCGGTCGTTGCGGCAGCTGTCGAAGCTGGCCCGGAACCTGGACAAGGCGCCGTCCACCCCGACGCGGTGCCAGAAGGGGCACGACCTGACCCTCCCCGGCGCCCGGAAGTTGGCCTCCAAGGGGGACGGCCGGTACTACTGGCGGTGCATGACCTGCCGGATGGAGCGGCGGGTGGTGGAGCGGCAGCAGCGCCGCGAGCGCATCGCGCAGGAGCGCGCCGCCCGACGGGCGATGGGGCAGGCGATGGGGCAGGCGATGACGGCGGGAGAGGCAGCAGAGGACGCAATGCCGGCGCAGATGGAGGCGCAGATGGAGGCGCAGATGATGCCCCTAGAGGCGCCCGCCAAGCTCGATACCAGCCCGTTCGGCATCACGCAGCGGGCGCTGGCGGCCTACTGGAAGCTGGAGCCGGACCAATGGACCCTGCGGCACCACCTCGTCCACAACCGTGCCATGTACCACCTCTTGGGCTGGCCGAAAGACGGGCCGGTTCGGTCCCAGCCCCTCCACAACATCCGCGTCCAAGGAGCCCGCCGATGAGTGCCGCCATGAGTACCACCATGAGTACGACTGCCACTGCCTCCGCCTGGGCCATCTTCGCCCTGATCGCCCTGCTCTGGGGTATCGTCATCGTCCTGTCGCTGGATGTCCACATGGGGCCGGACCCGGACGAGCAGGCGGGTAAGCGGTCGGACGAGGAGGGGCCGCGATGAGCCCCCGGACCCGGCCGTACAGCCGCCAGCGGCGCGACCAGATCGTGTCACTACTGGGCGAGCATGGCGCCATGACGGTGGACGACCTGCTGCGGCACGTCCCCATCACGCACCCCACCCTGTGCCACCACCTACGCGGGCTGGAACATGCCGGGGTGATCGTGTCGCGGCTGGAGGCGTGGGACGAGGTGCGCTACCGGCGGGAGTGCGGGGGGTCGACCAATGCACGCCGGAAGCCGGTATACTGCCTGCCGGCCGATGGCCTCCCGGGTGCCCCATGACCCGCTATTGGGTGACGTTCCATACCGGCGGGGAGGTGGTCCGGCGCGGCCCGGTATCGGGGTGGGAGGAGGCGTGGCGCAAGTGGCCTTTCCTGCCCGCCCAGGCGCGGCTGGTGGCCGAGGACGGGGTGGAAGCAGAGGTGGAGGCAGCCCCACCCACCCCGGAGCCTCCAGCGCCCATTCCAGCGCCTCCCCCAGCGCCTCCAGCGGCCCCGGAGGCGCCCCCGGAGGGGCTCACGCGCGGGCAGCGGCTGTGGCGGGAGCGGATGGCGAGGAAGGGGAAGGCCTAGCGCGCTGTCGCGATAGTGTCGCGGATCAAAACCCGATCAAGACTGCCGGTTTGCGATTAAATAAGAGCCCTAGCGGAGCGGAGCGGATCGAACAGCTGGGCCAGGCGGCGCCTCTCGGGGAGATCCGGGGGGCGTTTGCTGTTGGGGGACGCTTCGCCTCTCCCTACGACCGCGTTTTCCCGGGCACCACGGCGCACACGGGCCCGCAGAGGGGCCTCTGGTGCAGCAACATGACGCAGGCGGGTACTCGGGTGCAGCGCGGGCATGGAGGCCGGCGGTTCCTGGAGTCTTGCCCTGCGGGTGGTCAGGCCGCAGCCGCTCAGACGGCAGCCCGGGCGCCGTGCCCGGTACATCCCTGCGCCCCTATCGTGCCCGGCCCCGTTGGTCGCCACCAGCGCGGGGAGTTTGTGGTCGGGGGCAGTTCATCCCGTTGTTCGGACGCCCGCCATGTCAGGCGCCCCGGGAAACGGTGTCAGAATCCGGCCCCCAGAGGAGGCGCCCCAACATGCGCGCGGGCCAGCGTTCGCGCAAGAGGCGCGCGGGCACGAGGCGCGCGGGCACGAGGCGCGCGGAAACGACAAACCCCTCCGCCAGCCGGAGCCGGGGAGGGGTTGCACCCGAGGAGGTGCCGGATCACGTCCGGTCGCGCCAACCCGCCAAGGTGACGCTGCCCCATCCTACGCGCGCGGGCCAGGTCGCGCAAGGGGGCGCGGGCAGGAGAGCTTCCGCGCGGGGAGCTTGCGCGGGCCAGCGGGTAGGATGTGCGGAGAAATGTGCTGGGGGATGTGCGAAGGAGGCTGGCGCGGGAGGGCCCGTGCGGGAAGCCCCCGTGCGGGCGCTGGAAGGGGGCGCCACGGCACGAACGGGGGCGGGGGAAGGGGTAGGGTGCGGTGCGGGGAGGGGGCGGGCCGGAAATGAGGCGCCCCCCGGTAGCTGGTGGCCGCCGGGGGGCTGGTGGGGGATGTGGGGGGGGTTAGTCGGCGGTGCAGGACTCGTGCCCGTTGCCTTGCATGCACCAGCACTCGGGGAAGCCAAAATCCCACCCGGCGGCCGTGACGGTAATGACAGACCCGTCGGGGAACACGGCTTTCCAGTCGGGAGAATAGCGCCAGTCGCGATTTTCGACCATCCCGTCATGCTCTTGCACCAGGTCGTCCAGGGTGCGGCCGTCGTCTGTGCGCCAGCGCGTGCCGTCGTGCCCCAGCTGGCGCGCGACAGCATCGGCCGCTGTGCCGCATGCGGGGGCGGCCGTGTCCACATAGACGGCGGGGATATCCGCGCGCGGGAGGAGGGTAGCGGCATCGTCCAGGTAGTCGGCAATGATGCGCGCGGCGGCGGTAGGATCGGCGGCACCGTCCACCACAAACGACACGGTGACGATATGCGAAACGGCGGGAGCTTGCGGCATGGCGGGATTCCTCAGGGGAGGTGGCGCCCCCCGGCGGGATGCCGAGGGGCTGGGGGGATGCTTAAGCGTTGCCGCTTTGCTCGGTGTCCCATTGTAGCAGTTCGGCCCAATAGCGGTGGGTACGGTTCCAGCACTGGAGATCCTGCTCCCGGGTAGGGTCGACATACGCGCCGCTATCGTGCCATTCCGCGATGGCGGGCGCGTCCATGCGCCAGGCATGCGCCAAACGGGCGATTTGTTCGGCAAGGCGGGCGACACTGGCCCGGCGGCGCGTCCAGACGTAGACGCGGGGGAGCGTCCACAGTTCGGCGTCGTCGTGCGGGGGGATGACCCCATAGGCGGGCACGCTCCCCCGGGAATCGGCGGTGCCGGTTGTATGATGGCCGATAACTTCCCCATTCAATACCCACGCGTCCACGGAATACGCTAGATCAATGGACCCGTCAAACCCTGCCCCTTGATACTGGCCAGCGATGGCGTCCACCTCGCGCCCGGTCGGCCCATCGGTCCATACAACGTTCAAGGATCCGCCCCCGGATCCTTGGTATACCCGGAACTTCACGGCGGGAAACGCGCGCCGAAGACCCGCGCGGATCATGCGCGCGACCTCGGTAACAGTCAAACGGCGGGAAACTTCCTTAGCGGTGGTGGTCATGGCGGGGTTTCTCGGGATGCGGTTTGGACCTACGGGGGCGCGCCGCGGGAGTGCGTGCGCCCCCGGGGACAGTATGCGACTAGGCTAACGTCACGTCAAGAGTGATGCGCGGGAGCATGCGCGGGGGGATAGTCGCGCGCGGGGTCTGCCGCTAGGTCGCGCGCGAGGACGCGGAGGGGGATATCCCCGTAGGCAGCCAGCAAGGCGCGCAGGTCCACCAGGCGGCCGGAAAGGTGCAAGCGGGGGGAAGAGGAGGGGGAGGGGCGCATAAGGGGAGGGGAGTAGGGGAGGGGAGGGGGGAAGGGGCGCCCCCGGGATAGGTGAGGCGCCCCCCTGCAGCTGCAGGGACTAGACCGGGATGACGAATCCGGACGTATCCTTTCGGGCGGAGCCTTTCGCCCGGAGCCCGACGACAACCCCGGCCGGATCGGTGAACCGGAAGTCGGTCACGTCGCCGTCGATCACCCGATGCCCGTTCCATGATTCCGGTAGGGGCTGGCCTTTCTTCGTGCTGAAAACGGCCGCCACATTCCGGCCGGCCTGCAGGACGCGCACGCTGGCCAGTCGGTTGGCTAGCGTCTCGGCCCGACTAAAGGTTAGGGAATAGTTGGGGATGTCCCATTCCATGCGTTCCGGGTGCTTTGTGTAATCCCAAAACCGGATCTTGGGGAATGCCTCAAAAATGTTCGCCAACCGGCCGTTTTTCCGCATGCATGCAACCGCCGTCCAATCTAGATCGCTGGTGCCATTCGGCCGTGCGGCCGGGATCCCGTCCACCGCGCGCGCTTGACGCTCGAGGAGCTCAAGATCCGCAACGGCCGCGCGCATAAAGGCAGCCGACTGCTCAAAGAGCAACCGAGTGCGACGAATCCGGGCGACCTGAATCGTATTCCCCTGCAGCAACTCCCCCCGGGGGGAAAATTGCGCCCCGATTCCCCCCCGCCCCGCACTATTTAGGCAGGACGCCGTGCAACCTTTCGTCCGGGCCCCGCATGTTTCGCGGCCGGATATGCGCCCCGGGGACAGGTGCAGCACGGCCGCTACAATGGGGCGCCAACTATCGGGCCCCGGCTTAGCCAGTTTGGGGGACGATTGTGCGGGTGTGAGTAAACGAAACGAACTGGACATTGGCGGGATTCCTCAGGGTAGGGTTGTGGGGGGCGCCCGGAGTGGACGCCCCCCGGTGGCGATTAGGCAGGGACCATGCAGCCGTTTACGTAGCGCACCGGAAGACGCAACCCGTCGGCGATGTCGGCATAGTGCTTCGCGTCCCGGGCGGTGGCGGCGCACCGGTGCATAGCGGCCAGCGTAGCAGCGCACCATGCGGGCTCAGTGCTGGCCAGAGCGGTAACTCGGTCCAGTCTCGCGCGATCAGCTTTGGTCATGGCGGGGCTCCTCGTGTATCGGGTGGCGCGCCGTCCGGGGATTCCGGGGCGCACCTACATTATACCTGTACCGGGCCAGTCTGTCAATAGTAGAGTGCAACCCCGTGCAACCCGTGGGCGCCGCTAGCGTCGGGGCGCGCTGCTGGCCTAGGGGGCAACGGGCGGCGCGCGGAGCTAGGCTGACGGGGGGGGGCGCCGCCTCCCGCCCCCGCCCCGCCCGCGCGCACGTACAGTTGAGAACCGTTCTCAACCGCCTGGCGAACGCCACCGGCCGCACCGGGCGCGCGGGGCCCCGGCAGCGCGGCGCGCGCGGCGCCGATAGCGCGGGGCTGGCCCGGTGCGCGCGCGGCGGCGGCAGCGGCGGCGGGGGGGGGAGGGGGGGTGTCCCCCGGCGGAGGGCAAGCGAGTACGATTCGGCAGCACCCCGGCCAGTGTGCGCCGGTACACGTCAACGCGGAGGAGGTGGGGTATGCGGCAGTGGACGCGGGAGGAGCGGGAGGAGGTGTTTGGGCTGGTGTTGGAGGGGATGGCGGAGGGGGTGACGTTGCAGGAGACGGTGGAGCGGGAGCAGCGGCGGCTGAGTGCGCGGGAGCCGGAGCGGTATCCGGGGAAGCTGACACCTGGGCTGGTGCGGGGGTGGCTGTGGCTGGACGAGGAGTGGTTCCGGCGGTATCAGCGGGCGAAGGCGTTGCTGGGGCAGGCGTATGCGGACGAGGCGGTGGTGACGGCGCGAGAGAGTACGTCGCAGACGACGGCGATGGACCGAGTGCGGATCGAGACGTTGAAGTGGGCAGCGGCAAAGGCGAACCCGGTGGAGTTCGGAGAGAAGCAGACCGTGGAGCATCAGGGGGCGCAGACGCTCCAGGTGAAGATCGTGGAGGAGGAGGGGACGGTGCGGAACGTCCAGGCGCTGAAAGCGGCGGAGAGTGCGGCGCTGGAGCGGGCGGTAGTGGGCAGCATCGCGCCAAGCAGCAAGCCTGTGGTGCAGGTCAAGGGGCCCTGACCGACACGGGAGAGGGACTGGAGAGTTTGCGCCCAGAGGCATGGGAACCCGGCGCGGAACAGCCCGGAACATGAGAGAAAGATTAAGGGCGCATTAAGAGTTGATTAATTTTTCATGACGAGGGGGGTTTAGGGGGGTTTCCCCCCTTGACAGACTTGCCCCAGCGCAGAGAGGTTGGGGGGAGTAAGAGGGGGGCGCTGGTGCAGTTAGTTACTCGTTAACGAACACCCTTGCGGTTGGCTTCGCTGCTCGCTCAGCAAACCGCAAGCGTTAGAGGGGGAAACGGGGAAGGAGTAAGCGTCCCGAGTAACGCGACGAGTAACGCGGTGAGCGTTACGAGGAGTAAACGAGCCGTAAGCGTGTCAGCGCGTTAACGAGACATCGAGAGGGGTACAGGAGACTGTGGCGCATCGGCCTGGGAAGCGAGGGGGGCGGTCGGGCGGGGACCAAGCGGTCGAGGTCCGGCTGGCCAAGCTGCATCCCGGGCAGCGGGAGGTGGTGGAGAACCCGGCGCGCTTCAAGATTGTGATGTGTGGGCGCCGGTGGGGAAAGACGGCGGGCGGGGTGCGTTGGCTGTGCGATGGGGGGATAGCGGGCCAGCCGGTGGCGTGGTTCGCCCCGTCGTACAAGGTGGCGCTGGAGGCGTGGCGCGAGTTGGTGGACCGGCTGGGGCCGCTGACGGCGCGCATGAACGAGCAGGACAAGCGCCTGGAGTTGGTCACCGGCGGGGTGGTCGAGGTCTGGACGCTGGACGGACCCGACCCCGCGCGCGGCCGGAAGTACGCCCGAGTGGTGATCGACGAGGCCGGCATTGTGCGCGACCTCTTGACCGTCTGGCAGGCCGCGATCCGCCCCACGCTGGTCGATCTGGCAGGGAAGGCGCTGATCCTGGGGACGCCAAAAGGGCGCCGGCACGGGTTCGTGACCCTGTTCAACCGGGGCCTGAGTGGCGAGGACCCCGACTGGCAGAGCTTCCGCGCTCGCACGCTGGACAACCCTTACATCCCCGCCGAAGAAGTCGAGATCGCCCGGCGCGAACTCCCCCCCGAGGTCTTTGCCCAGGAGTTCGAGGGCATCCCGACCGACGATGGCGCTAACCCTTTCGGCCTGGACGCCGTCCGCTACGCCTTTACCGAGGGCGCCAAGGGGGCCGAGCAGGGCCCCGTGGTCGTCTGGGGGCTGGACCTCGCCCGCAGCCAGGACTGGACGTGGCTGGTCGGCATGGACGCCTGGCGCCGCGTGGTGACCCTTGACCGCTGGCAGATGCCCTGGGCCGCGACCAAGGCCCGGATCATGGAGATCGTGGGCCAGACCCCCGTGGTGGCCGACGCGACCGGCGTCGGCGACGCCATCGTCAGCGACCTGCAGCAGATGGGCGCCGTCATCACCCCCCATGTGTTCACCCAGCCGTCCAAGCTGCGCCTCATGCAACGCCTCATTGCCGCGTTCCAAAACAAGGAACTGCTGGTCCGGGCAGTGGACCATGACGCGGCGCTGCAGGCCGAGCTGGAAGCGTTCGAGTTCACCTATGCAGCGTCAGGTGTGCGCTACGAGGCCCCGCCGGGGCTCCACGACGACGGCGTGATGGCGCTGGCGCTGGCCCTCCACGGGTGGGATCGGGTGCAGGGGGTGCCCCCGGAAGGGGTTGCCCCTTGGCAACCGACCGGGGACGACCCTAATCTTCGGCAGGAGGGGGAAGATTGGGTGGCCGCACCCACCACCCACGTCGCCCCCGGTGACTTTGCCGCCCAACTTCCTGCCGGATGGTAGCCCGTATGGCCAAAACCGTGGAGCCTAGGACGAAAAAGGAGCGCGGCATGGAGGCCGTGCTGGAGCGGACCAAGGAATTCAACAAACCGCCGAAAAAGCGCCCGATTTTGCGGAAAAAGGGCGCGAATACCGAAAAGATGCCCGAAAAAGGTGCGGCCAAAGGCCCCGGCATGACCGTCATGATCGCGGTCGGGATGCCCAAGAAAGGCGCCAAAGGAGGCCCCATGCCCATGCCCGGTGAGCGCCCGAAGTCCAAGGACGAGATTATCGCCCGCCTCGAAGCTCGCATCGCCCAGCTGGAGGCGAAGCTGGCCGAGGACGAGGACGAGATGCAGGAGGAAGGCGAGGAGATGGACGCCGAGTACGAGGACGCGGAGGACTAGTGCCGAAAACCCCGGCGTGGCAGCGGGCAGAGGGACAAAACCCGGCCGGTGGCCTCAACGCCAAGGGCCGTGCCTCGCTCCGCGCCGAGGGGCGGGACATCAAGCCGCCGGTCTCCGCGAAGGAAGCGGCTGCCAGCCCCGCCAAGGCCAAGCGCCGGGTGGCGTTCTGCAAGCGGATGAAAGGCATGAAGGCCAAGCTGACCAGCGCCAAAACGGCGCGTGACCCGAACAGCCGGATCAACAAGAGTTTGCGGGCGTGGGACTGTTAGGATGCGCCACGGGTCTGTAGCTCAACTGGCAGAGCGCCGGCCTCTGGAGCCGGAGGTTGAAGGTTCGATCCCTTCTGGACCTGTTTTTCCTTTTTTTGTTAACACGCAACACTGCATGGGTTCGAGGCTCAAACTGGCCGAGCGCCGGTCTCCAAAACCGGAGGTTGAAGGTTCGATTCCTTCCGGGCCCGTTTCCCCCCTTTCGACGGAGTGTGACTGATGGCTGCCACCGTACTCAAGTCCGACAAGATCACCGTCTCGGCGCAGGACCAGGCTGCCACGGTCCTCGGCTTCCCCTCGCCCGGCGCCGTTTCGGTGCAGATCACCGGCACGCTGAGCCTGACGATGACGTTCGAGGCCACCGTGGACGGCACGAACTGGGTCGCGGCCAGCATGGTGCCGGTCGGCCAGCAGCCGGCCTACGCCACGCCGGTATCGACCGCCACGGCCGTGGGCATCTGGAGCGTCCCGACCTTCGGCCTTGCCGGTTTCCGCGCGCGCTGCAGCGCCTACACCAGCGGCGACCCCGTGGTCACCGTCCGCTACGCCGCGCAATAAGCAGGCCACACCCATGTCTGACACCGCGCATGTCCTCTGGGCCATTGTGGCGGCCTACGCCGTCTGGCGGCTGGCGGCGGTCGTGGAGTTATTCGCGCCAATCCGCGCACCGGAAGCGCCGGACGCCGTGGACAATGCGGACATCCCGGAGGATCTGGTGGCGCTCGCCATGACGCAGAGCGAAGGGTGGGCGCAGGAGGACACGCTCAAGGCGATCCGTGAGCGGTACGAGCAACTGCGCGACTGGAACCGCGTTCGGGCCGCGTTCGGCATCGGCCGCATCGACGACTAAGAGGACACCCGGATGACCATGCCCCCGCTGGACGCCAATATCGACCCCTTCATGGACCCGCTGGGTGGCGTGCAGGGGGAGGAGATGCTGGGCGTGGACATGGATGCCATCATCCGTGAGGCGCTGGGCGAGTCCACCAACCCGCTCTCGCCCAACGAGCAGGTCGCGCCCAACGCCCCGGACAAGGACGGCCGCACCAAGGCCGAGCGGCTGGCCGCGCTCCGCAAGGCGCTCTACGGCGCCGACTTCCCGATGGCCACCCCCGGCAGCGCCGAGGACATGGACGCCTGGGCGTCGTGGACGCGCGGGCTGTGGGAGTCGCGGCGCGAGTCCGTGCAGATGCACTTGCACCTGGTCGAGCGCAACCGCCTGTTTCGCGCCGGGCAGCAGTGGATCTCGTCCAAGGGCGTGGGGCCGTGGAGCGAACCGGCCCGCCCCCGCGACGCCGCCCGCGTGGTGTACAACATGGTGGACAAGGCGCTGGACCAGCGGATGCAGATCATCATGGATCAGCGCCCAGGGTTCAGCGTCACGCCGACCACGCAGGACCCCGAGGACCGGCGCAAGGCGCAGGCGCAGCAGGTCGCGCTGGAGTACCAGCACGAACAGCAGCAGATGACGCGGATCGGGCGGGAGGCCGTGTTCTGGGCGCAGACGGACGGCGTGTCTTTCTGGCACCAGTCGTGGGACCCCGACCGGGGGCCGTGGGACGAGCGGATGGGGGACCAGCCGGGCGAGCGTAAGCCGCTGGGCGACCTCGTTACGCAGACGCTGCGGGTCGAACAGGTGCGCGTGGCGCCCAACGCCACCGCCAGCATCCCACCGTACTGGGTCATCATCCGGGAGGTGATCTCGCGTTCCGAGGCGGCGTTCCGCTACGGCGTGACCGGGCTGGACGCGGCCGACACCACGCTGGCCACCGGCAACGCCCCGACCTACAACGGGTCGGAAGGGCTGGGCGCGTGGGTATTGACCCAGACCACCATCGGGGAAGGGCAGCGGCTGCGCGACGAGGACGTGACCGAGCGGTTTACGGTCTATGTGGCGCCCCACGCCGACGCACTCCCCGAAGGACTGCACCTGGTCGTGGTAGGCGACAAGGTCGTGTTCGGGCCGGATCGGCTGATGTGGGGCGTCATCCCCGTAATCCCCGTGCGTGACGGCTCCAGCGACCCGTCGTATTTCCCGCGCCCCGTGATGGAGCAGTGGCTGGACCACCAGATGCGGGTCAACGCGCTGCTCTCCAAGTGGGTCGAGAACATCCGCGTCAACGCAGGCGGGCGGTTCCTGACGCGCCCCAACGCCATCGCGACCGAGACGTTCATGGGCGGCGTCACGTCCATGATCGAGATCCGGGGCGCTGGCCCCATGAGCGACACGATCCAGCCGGTGCAGGGCTTTAGCGTCGGCGGGGACGTAAAAGAGGCGCTGGCGTTGGAAAAGACCGCGTTTGAGGACGCCTCGGGCTGGAACGCCGTCTCGCGCGGGCAGGTCACGGGCGAGTCCGGCCGCGCCATCATCGCTTCGCGCGAGCAGCTGGAGCGCGTGTTCAGTCCCGCCGTCAACGCGCTGGCGATGGCGTTCACGGACTGGGCCAAGGTGACGCTGGCCGGCATGGCGTGGGGCTACGACGTGCCCCGGGCGCTGGGCGCCGTAGGCAAGGGTCGCCCCGACCTCGCGCGCGCGGTGTCAGCCACGGACTTCGACGGCATTTCCGACGTGAAGGTGGACGCCGCCACGATGATGCCGATGCCGATGGCGTTCCGCATGTACCTGCTGGACAACTGGTTGCAGACGGGCGTAATCGACCTCAAGGAGTACCGGCGCCGGCAGATGTTCGCCGTGGCGCGGGACATGGGGACGCCGGACGAGGACCAGGAAGCGCGCGCCATGCGGGTAGCCGAGGCCATCCGGATGGGCTACGCGCCCCCCGAACTCCGGTGGCAGGACAACGAGGCGATCCACCAGGACGTGCTGGAGCGCCAGATCCTGCTGCAAGACGACTTGTCGCCTGAGATCATCGCCGCCGCGCAGGAACGGTGGTCGGCGCTGGCCAATCAGGCGGCCCAGAAGCAGGCACGGAGGCCCCCCGGTGCCCCCGCTGGCCCGCCGCAAGGTGGCCCCGGCGAGGGCCCGCAGGCGGCCTCCGTGCCTGCGCTCCCGCCGGGCCAGTTGCCCTTGGCGAGCGGCAATCCCCCCATCGGTGTGGCCAATCTCATGCAGCAGACGATGGCTGGCACCGACGAGGCCGAGCAAGCCGCGCTCCAAGCGGACGCCTTATCCCGGCAGACCTAGCACACCCCAGTCCTTCCCTTTATGGAATCCGCTGTCGCAACACCCACCGCTTCCGCCGAAGCGCCGTCCGACATTAGCGCCGCGATGGACAACGCCGTCGAGTCGGCCATCGCGGAGTTTACGCAGGAGCAGGCGGCCGAACAGGCAGAGGCGCAGCCTACCGAGGCCGCCGAGGATTCGGACCAGCCGGTCCTAGAGGCGGGGGAGGGCGAGGAGGCGGCCACCGAGGAGGTGGCGCTCCCCGAGGGCTTCGTCATGGTCGAGCCGGTGGCCGATACGCTGGCGACCGACTTTGTCCTCAAGGACGCCGAGGGCGAGGAGTTGGAGGTGCCGGCCCTCATGGTCGAGTACAAAGCCAACGGCAAGGTGCGGAAGGACCGATTGGACCAAGTGGTCAAGCTGGCCCAGTTCGGGGTGTACAACCAGGAGCGGGAGGAGCGGGTCCAGTCGGTCGAGCAAGAGGCGCAGGCCGTAGCCAAGCAGCGCGAGGAGCTGGCCGAGATGCTGGCCGAGCGCGAGGCGCAGCTGGAGCGCCTGCTGACGGACGACGAGTTCTTCCTGGCCGTGCAGGAGCAGTTTTCCCGCGAGAACAGCCCGGAGCGTCGGGCGGAGCGGGCGGAGCAGGATCTTCGCAACTTGCAACTGCAGCAGGAGTTGCAGCATATTTCGGCCGTAGGACAGCAGTTTCACATGCAGGAGGTGGCACCGGCCCTGAGTCTGATCACTCAGACCCTGCCAACCATCCAGCTGGCGGAACTGGAAACACGATTGGCTGACGCCATGCAGGCGCACGCGGTGATCGCCCCCACGGGGGACCGATACATTCCCGCGTCACGCTACGATGCGGTGCGAAAGTACATCGTGGAGGACTTGGCCCTCTGGGCGCAGATGGCGCATCGGCACCGCAGCGAATCAGCCACCGATCCCGTTCGGGAACAGGCGCTGGTCGAGCGAGATCGGGCGCGCGTCGAGGCGCAGAAAGCCAAGCGACAGATCGGTCAGGCGCTCAAGCCCGTCACCGGGTCCGCTGCTCCAGCGGCGAGCAAGCCGAAAGCCAAACCGATCACCACGGTTGACGAGGCGATGGAAAGTGCCATCGCCAGCGTTCTTTCCACGATTCGCTAGCGTCCCATAGGAGGGACCACCATGCCTGCACCGACAGTCATTACCGATACGGAGCTGACTGGGCTCCTCAAGAACGTCTACAGCCAGTTCCGCGAGAAGGTCCAGAACCAGGTCACCCCGCTCCTCGCCCAGC